GGCGTTTCTTCCAATTAATCCTTGGGTTTTAGGCGCTTGGCTTGGTGACGGAACTTCTTCTCTTGGAAGGATGACGTCTCACCCTGATGACCAGCCTTATATGAAAGGAAGATTCAAGGATGCAGGATATGAAGTTACTGAATTAAAAGATAAATTCTCTTTTGGTGTCTTGGGTTTGCGTGCTCAATTGATTCGGGAAAACCTTTTAAGCAATAAACACGTCCCGCAAAAATATCTGACAGCCTCAATTAATCAGAGAATGGCACTTCTCCAAGGGCTTATGGATACTGATGGAAATGTTACCAAGCAAGGCCAGTGCGCTTTCCATAATGCTGATAAAGGCCTTGTTCTGGCGGTCGTAGAAATCCTTCATTCTCTCGGGGTGAAGGCGCGCATGACTTCATATGAGGATAGGCGTGGAAGATGGGGTAGCGCCAAAACAAAATACCGAGTGACATTCAAGCTTAAGGACGCAGCAGCGATGCCGCGCAAAGCTTGCAGAACATACACTCCTACTGATAAGCGTCAGCGTAGCTTCCATATTGAGGAAGCAGGGTATTCAAAAAAGATGCAATGCATTTCGGTGAAAAGTCCGGATGGATTGTTTCTTGCGGGAAGGGGTTACGTTCTCACCCATAACTCAGAGCAAGATGCCTTGATAGGTGAGACAAATCCTGATGTTTATCATAAGGTTATGGGTTGGTACGAGGGCGGTCCTCGCCAGCGCCTACAGCCGGGTGGCGCAATCATCATCGTTATGACACGATGGTCTCTGTTGGACCTTACAGGGCAATTGGTCAAGAAACAGATCAATGATCCAGGCTCTGATACATGGGAGATCGTTGAGCTTCCAGCAGTGCTTCCGGCAGAAGCCCCAAAGCCTGATGGTTCGCAGAAACCTGAACGACCTATATGGCCCGGTTTCTGGTCGATGGATGAACTCAAGCGCACCAGAGCTTCTATCCCGATTTCCAAGTGGTCGGCGCAGTATCAACAGAACCCCGTCTCCGAAGAAGGCGCTCTTATCAAACGTGAGCACTGGAAGGATTGGGAAGGACCGATGCCCAAAGTGGATGCGGTCATCATGTCGTGGGACACGGCTTTTACATCTGGCACTCGTTCTGATTACTCAGCATGTACCATATGGGGTGTATTCAAGGACGTTGAGACCAAGGTTAACAACCTGATCCTGATGGACGCAGTGCGTGGCAAGTGGGAATTCCCTGAACTCAAGAAGAACGTTCTGTCTCTTTATAAGCAATGGAGTCCAGAAATATGCCTGATTGAAGCGAAGGCAGCAGGGCACCCGTTGATCTTTGAACTCAGGCGTATGGGTATTCCTGTTCAGGACGTTTCAGTTGTTGGCATGAGAAATGGAGCCAATGACAAGGTTGCTCGCGTTAATTCAGTCACGGACATATTCGCATCAGGAATGGTGTGGGCACAGAAACTTAGGACAAACCACCAAGAAGTCATTGAAGAATGTGCCGCCTTTCCGGCAGGTGAACATGATGATTACGTCGATACCGTCACCATGGCGCTGACCAGATTCAGGCAAGGTGGTTGGGTTGGCACTGAGCACGATGAGGACGCAGACGACGAGTATGAGTACCAGACATATGAGTACTATTAACTTAAGGAAGCCCTAAATGGCTGATATCATTACACTTCCTTCGGCACCGCAGTCTGATATCGAGATTGAGGTTGTGCCTGATGGAACACCGACAGAGGTAAGTCTTGTCGAAGAAGAGCAGGTAGGGCCGCAGGGTCATGCTGCTAATCTGGCATTGGTCATGGAAGATGACGAATTGGCCGAGATTTCCAAGGACTTGCTGGAAGCATTCGAGGCTGATGATGAAAGCCGATCTGAGTGGATAGAGACCTACAAGAAGGGCCTTGATCTACTTGGATTCAAGATGGAAGAACGGTCTAAACCGTTCAAAGGAGCATCGGGCGTCTTTCATCCATTGCTTGCCGAGGCTGTTGTCAGGTTTCAGTCCAACTCCATCATGGAGATATTCCCGGCATCCGGCCCTGTCCTGACCAAAATTCTAGGCGATCCGTCACCGGAGAAGATCAAGCAAAGCCAAAGGGTCAAAGAAGAACTCAACTACCAACTCACAGAGAAGATGACAGAGTACCGCTCGGAGAAAGAGCAACTCCTATTCCGTCTCCCGCTGGCTGGCTCTGTGTTCAAGAAGGTTTACTTTGATCCGCTGAAAAAGCGTCCTACTGCCATTATGGTGACGGCAGAAGATTTCGTGATTGATTACTATGCTTCTGAACTGAGCACGTCTGAACGTTATACGCATGTCATGCGAAGGTCAGCCAATGAAGTCAAGAAGCTTCAACGTGTTGGTCTGTATCGTCAAGTTGACTTGCCGAAGCCGGTTCAGAAAAATTCGGAAGGCAGGGAAAAGGAAGATGAACTTCAAGGCAGGGAGAAGCCCGTCAATAATGATGAGCGGCACTGCTTGCTTGAAATGCATGTTCATATCAACCTCCCCGGTCCATTCGCTGATCCTGATGGCATTGCTGATCCTTACATTATTACAATCGACAAGGATTCAGGAACTGTTCTGTCTGTCTACCGCAATTGGCGTGAGGATGATGATCAGGACAGAAAGGCAGAGATATTCTTCGTCCATTATCCATACATGCCGGGATTGGGCTTCTATGGATTTGGTCTGATTCATTTGGTTGGATCAGTCGCGAAGGCCTCCACCTCTATCCTCAGGCAACTTATTGATGCTGGCACTTTGGCCAACTTGCCGGGTGGTTTGAAGACAAGGGGCCTAAGGACCAAGCACGAGGATAAACCGATCCAGCCCGGTGAATGGAGGGATGTGGATGCACCTCCGGGGGCCTTGAAGGAGAACCTGTTCACCCTGCCATACAAAGAGCCTTCTGCTACATTGGTGGCGCTCCTTGACAAACTGGTCGATGAGGGCCGGAGGATCGGTTCTATCGCTGATGTGCAGGTAGGTACAACGGCGGAGAACGCTCCTGTTGGCACGACGATTGCCATCCTTGAGCGGTCATTGAAGGTGATGACTGCCGTGCACGCGCGCCTGCATGCGGCATTGAAGAAGGAGCTTAAGCTTATTGCGCGGGTCATCGCAGATTACATGCCACCTCAGTACGATTGGGATGAGTCTGGCCAATTCAACCGGGCAGAAGACTTTGATGGTCGTGTTGATATCGTTCCTGTGTCAGACCCGAACGCTGCTACTCAAGCTCAGCGTATCGTTCAGTTGCAGGCGGTGCAGCAATTGGCTCAGTCTGCTCCTGAAATCTATAACATGAAGGAACTCCATCGTTCTGCCCTACAGGCTATTGGTATTAAGGACGATGAGCGCCTCCTGCCTATGGATATTCCGCCACCCCGTCTGGACCCAGTCAGTGAGAATATGGCCGTCATGACGCAACAGCCTATTAAAGTATATCCAGAACAAGATCATACGGCTCATATTCAGGCACATCTATCTTACCTGAATGATCCAAAGATCATGGAACTGGTAGGCCAGTCACCTAACTTCCCGATGTTCCAAGGAGCCATGGAGGCTCATATTGCTGAACATCTGGCACATCAGTACCGTGCAGAGATGGAGCAGAAACTCGGTCAGCAGTTGCCAGAACTTGGTGAAGAACTGCCACCGGATGTGGAAGCCAGCCTGTCCCGCATGGTTGCTGAGAGTGCTGTTGCATTGCGCAATGAGCATCAGGCAGTAGCGGACGCCAAGGAAGCCGAAGAACTCATGAATGATCCTGAATTCCAGATCAAGGCTCGTGAAGTGGCTGTCAAGGAACGTAAGCTTGATCATGATATCAAGAGCGATAACTTTGATAATATGGTTGATGTGGCCAAGAAGGCTGCTGACGAGGCGCTGAAACTCCGTGAGATTCAGAGCCGTGAAAACATTGCCGCCGCTGAAATTGGTGCCAATCTTGTAACCTTTGGTGTAGATGCCGAGAAGGAAGAGCGAGAGCAGGGTGTTAAGCTTGGTAAGGAGATCGCAGAAAATCTTCGCAAGGATGCCATGGATCAAGACAAACTATCCATGGAGGCTGTTGATCGCCAACTGGACCGTAAGGCCCGCTTGCAGGAAGCACGTGAAAAGCTTAAGGCTGAGGCAGAGCAGAAAGCCAAGGACCGTCAATCCAATAAAGGATCAAAGGAATGAAGCGCAGAACTTTTTTTGCAGCGTTGGTCGGTATGCCTGTTGTAGCACTTGCAGGAACTCAAGAAGCTATTGATGGTGGCAATGAGGGTGAGACCGTCCTTTATGCTGATCGTATTATCCCGGCTACTGGCCAGACTGTTCATATTGGTAATTATGAAGTGGCCTCAGCGGAAGACCCTAACTCATATGAATTCATGTCTACGGTGGAATGATGGGTGAATTCAAGTCTATCCTGTACTCCGATCGTGACTGGGAAAC